ATGCCAGACGGAACGGAGCAATACTTTGTCCGTTCCACTTCGTCCCTGACGACAAAAGAAATGACCGATTATATCGAACAAATTCGCACCTTTGCCATTACGGAACTTGGCGTGTATGTTCCGGACCCCAACGAAATCGTTTACGAAAAATGAAACACTTCATAACGGCCCTTTCCTTTGCCCTGTCCCTTTCCTGTGCTTCGGGACAGTCCCCCGACACGGTTTACGCTTTCAAAAAGTCCGACAGCGTTTTCATTTACAGGGAAACCGACCAAATGTCGGGTAAGTCCTACCTGTTCACCACACGGGACTTTGTGGTGGCCAACGAAACGAGCAAACTCGGCTTTATTGTCAGCCCCATTATCCGGGACGACCTGAGCGTTGTGGTATCCGTTTTGATGGTGGGCCTTGGGGCCTGTAACGAAAACGATGAAATCATCGTCCTGTTTGAGAACGGGGCCAAACTGGTGAAGAAATCATGGAAGCCTTTCAATTGTTCGGGGGAAGCCTACTTCACCTTTACGGAACGGGAATCGGACCTGTTGCGAACCTACCCGATGCACAAGATACGGATGACAAACGGGAGGACATACAAGAGTTATACGGGGGAAGTACACCCCAGGGACAGGCGGTACTTCCTTCAGGTGTTCCATTGCCTTGACAACAATTTGATTTTTGAAAGAGAGTGAAACGAACGGTAAAAGCCCCCAGAGTTGAGCGGACCCGCAACAGCGGAACGGAAACGCAATCGGCCCATATGGGCAAGATACGGTCAGCGTTACGGAACCTATCCCGTTGGTGGAAGCCCTTCAATGTAGCCCTGAAACGGGCCTCGTCCGTTTCGTATGTGGGCCGCAGTAAGCGGGTGGCCTACTTGTGTTCCCGCTGCCAAAGGTTTTACGACAGGAAGAATGTAGAAGTGAACCACATCGTTCCTGTTGGGAGCCTTCGGAGATACGAAGACCTTCCGGGGTTTTGTGAACGGCTTTTCGTGGAGGACCCTTCCCTGTTGGAAGTGTTGTGTAAGGGATGCCACAAAACCGAAACCGGAAACCAAAGGGAACTCAGGCGGGGAAGTGAGGTGGTGCAGTAATGTCGATTAATTAAAAAAAAATGTACATGAAAAAACTAAATGTCGAACCCATAAACATAAGCCGCAATGACGGCAATGCCTTATTAGCGGTAGTTTATTAACTGAATTAAAATTTAAAATATGGGAACACAAGTAGTAGGAGAGAGTAACAGCGTTGAGTATAGCACTCCATTGAAAATAGTACAGCCATTGATAAACGAATTTGGCTTAACAAGAGATGTTTGTGCAAGTGCATTAAACCACAAATTGCCAGATTATTGGACAAAGGAAGATAATTCACTTGCTATGAATTGGGAAGGTAACTGTTGGATGAACCCACCATTTAGTAGAGATTTGAATAAGTGGGTAAAAAAGGCTTGTAATGATGCTGAAAGGTTTGGAGGAACGAAAGTTTGTTTAATACCTGTAAGAAGCAATACAAAATGGTGGGCGGAAGTTTGTGTAAAAGCAGAAATTCGTTTTATCAATGGAGAAGTAAATTTTAATGATGAAGAACGTGGACTTTGGTTGCCGATGTGTATTATCATTTTTGGTGAGAAGGCAAAGGTTGGCACGTTCTCTGTCTTAAATTACCGCTAACGTTGACGCTATGTGCAGTTTGGGAATTAAAAGCACTGCACTATCAAACTATAAAAATGTAAATTAAATGAACGAACTTACGAATACCACTGACCCCCAAATTGCATATAGCGAGTGTTATGTGCTGCCTTTTTTCTCTTTTTACAATGCCGACAATATGGCCATAATGAAGACTTTTAAAGATAAGGAGTTTGATTTGGCAATAGTTGACCCGCCTTATGGAATAAATGCAGAGCAAGGAACTAACAGAGCAAGCCGAAAGCAATTTAAAGACAAAGTATATGGCTGGGATAATACCCCCCCAAATATCGAGTATTTTGCAGAATTACAACGCATTAGTAAAAACCAAATTATTTGGGGTGCGAACCATTTTATTGAACTAATACCAAATGCAACAAGTAAAAGCTGGTTAGTGTGGGATAAAAAAAACCCTGATAGATGCTTTGCTGATGCGGAGTTGGCTTGGTGCAGTAATATTGATAATGTGCGAATAATAAACATAAAAAGGGTGCAGGAATTGAATAAAAAAGACAATGGCAAAATACACCCGACTCAAAAACCTGTTGATTTGTACGATTGGATTTTAACAAAATACGCAAATGAAAACTTTAAAATACTTGACACCCACTTAGGTAGTGGCTCAATTGCAATAGCAATAGACAAGGCAAACACCTTAGATAAAAAGAACCTGACATTTGTAGGCATTGAACTCGACCCCGATTATTTTCGGGCGGCAGTTGAACGATTCAAGAACCACAAAAAACAGGGCGTGCTTTTTTAAGGTTGCACATAACTACGCTGTATGCGAACAATTGCGCCTATTTGCCAGCAAAGCGAAACCGGAAAATAAAGCCTGAATTTTTTTTGTTTTGATTGTGAAATAATCCCTTTACATTTGTGCGCTAATGCAAAAACAAAAAATGAAACATCCCAATGTAGTGATGGTGGACACAAGGGTACTTGTGCTTCCTGACAAACCCGCTGATTTCTATGACGAAAAAGGAACCCTTATCATTCCCGATACCGCAAAGGAATCCCCTCCCCAGGGAGAAGTGATTTGTGTAGGAAACAAATGCGAAATAATCAAACACAGCCAAAAGGTCCTTTACACAAAAGGGGCCGGAACAAGGGTGGAATTTGACAAGGTGGAATACCTCATCCTTCGGGAACACGACATTCACTGCATCCTGTTGTAATGGCTTTCGTAACGGAATATACCCCCAACCTCCAACCCATCAGGGAATACCTTGTTGCCATCCGTGGCATATACGAGGAAACGATACAGCACGGAACCCTTTTGCTCCATGCCCCTTCCAATATATACAACGAAACGAACGGGTTATGCGAGGAGGGAACGGTGGTAAAGGCCCCGCTCAAGGACGAACTGAACACCCCCATTGTGGGGGAAAAGGTTCGGTTTTGGTTTTCGGAGGCCCATTCCACTTACAAGGGCAACACCCCGAAGATAAACGGACACCTTCTTGTGCTTCCTCAGAGCATCATAAGCGTTGGGGACCGAATGGTGGGGGAGTACATTTATTGCAAGCCCATACAAACGGCCCGGTCCAAATCGGGCCTGATTCTTCCCAATGTGGAACTGATAAGTTACGACACCCTCCAGAAGCCCGTGGAAAAGATACGGGAGTTCTACACCGATAGGGGAGTGGTATCGGGACAGAACGAACACTTCCCCGAAAACACCGTTCTCTTTTGGGGGGACGAATCCAATGTTCGTGTGGGATGGGACGGAGGCTTTTTGGTTCGCAGAAGGATGGTGCTGGCTCACGGCCCTGATGCGGAACGGATGGGATATGTGAAACGAAGACGGAAATGAAAACGAAGAAGAAGAAGAAGAAGAAAACGGAGGCCCCATTGTTTCCCAAGTCGGAAAACAGGGGCCGTCCTTTGACATACGACTACACGAACTTTCTGCATCCGAATGTAACCTATGTGGTTCTGTTGGGAGTGGGAAGGGACCAATACGACACGGTGAGGTCCACTTTTGCCCGGTGGCGGAAGCTGAACGGGGTGAAAGGTCGTTTCCGGTATGATTTTCATTTGGCCTCTGAAAACGGCCCTAAACACCTTGTGATATGGAAGGGATAACGAATACGGCTTTGCGTAGTAGCCCTTAGTATAAACTTAAAATTAACCACGACACTTGTAATCTTATCAAAATGGTAACAATTAAAACAAAACACGGAGAGTTTCAATACAAAGACTGGCAATGGAACTTAGCTTGGTTACTGGTCTTTTTATGTGGAGTAGCTGTTGGAATTATAGGTGGTCTTTAATGGCACATAACGGTTTGGCGGTTGGCGTTCGTTGCCGACTTTAAAACACAAAACTTTAAATTTAAAAATAAACTTGATATGGACAACAAAACTTTAACAAACCACGAAAACGGCAATGACGCTAACCGCTTGTTAGCTGCTGGTGCTATCAAGGAAGCAGTTGAAATTCTTTCGGCTGAAATGAATATATCGTTACACTTTTCAAAATATCCACAAGATAGATGGAAGAATGAAAGTGAACAACCTGAAATAAGTAGATTGATTTCAACTGCTGAATTTCACAATAAGCGTTGGCAGGAAATTAAATCAGTAATTGACCACTTGGTTGCGGTGTCCAGCACTTGCAGGTAAC